TTACAAGAACCTTGTGTAGTGTTATGTTAAAAGGAAAGTTCTTTCTGTCCTTTAGAAACACATAATATCGTACTAGGTAAGGCACATCGCTATCACGTTCTGTAATAACTCTACGCCTACCAAGTTTGTCCATTAGTTTAGAAAAGATCATTATTTTGATGGTTCCCTTTATAATCTTGTTCAACCATTTTGTAAACGGTTCTAAAATTTTCCAATGCTTTTTCAAGTGCAGGATAATGTTGACACATATCTTTCACTACGCTCATAGCAGGCAAATGATCTATCCATTCAGTACCAAAGCCTGTACTAACAGTTGATCCTGATACAATACTATCAATGTTAATAGTATCATCTAAAGTAAAAACATAATCACTATCTGTAATTGTAAAGCTATCAGTAGTAGATATTGTATCAGTAGATATTGTAGTAGTAGTAGTTGCCATATCGTCAAATGTAATATCATACGGATCACTAGATCCTGTAAGTATTAAAATATCATTATCGTCTTTGGATTGTGTCATACAATGCTGCTCCGCTAAAAAACTGTTTGTTTAACTTTGTACGTTGTTTGTCTAGACTTACAAGATAGTCATCATAGTTTTCCATGTAATCACGTATCTTTGCAACAACTTCGCCTCTGTGTTTTACATATGCAGAGTAGTCTTCAGTCCACTTGCTAGGATATGCAAACTCAGGTAATGCCATTTCACTGTAGCTAAGCCTATCAGGCACCATAGGAATAGCATCAACTAATGCTCCTTCGTACCAACTAATACCTAGTGTTTCTTGCAAGTTAGCACTAAACACAATCTTTGCTTCACCTAACAAATTATGGTATTCATTCTTAGTAAGTTCACGTTCTTGACATACTACAAACTCGTATTGCGGTAAACGCATTGCAAGATCTCTAAAGATATCAACTTGTTTCTCAGGAGCAACTCTGTGTGGAAACAAGATCAAGTCTCGCTTTTCCATACCTTTATACTGTACTAAGCTATCCTTAAGATATTCCATAGGCCAGCCTACACGATGTACTTTATCATCAAAATCTAATGCTTCTTCAGTTGTCCAGTGATCAGCATTTTCTTTTTCTAAAATAGTGTCACAAAACATGTCAATATGAAAGTCAGTTGCATAAAAGTTGTCATTAAAGCACTCATACATACTACGTTCAGCATGTCTTACCCAAGGTTTATCGCCTATTAGCCTACCAAGGAAATCATGAGGATCATAAGAACCAGCATGCCATAAGCCGCCAATTCTAATATCCACGCCCAAGAGTTCAGCCATATAGCGAAGTTGAATAACAGTTGGGTTCCACGCATCCGTATATAAGAAATAATCTCCATTTTTAACTTCTCCATTACAGAACATTTCGCCTATCTGTTCTAGTTGTTTTGATTTATAAACGTTAGTGCCACCAAAGTTAAGAAAAGCCCCAGGCGTAGTTGCCTGAGGCGTTTCCCCACCACTAATAACTTTTACTGCTTCATTTGTAGCTCGCTGAAGTTGTAATGGAAGATATTCTTTCCATTGTTTAGTATAACGTGTGTCTACTGCTTCGATGTCTACAATATGAATAGTCATTAGGTTCTCCGTTGGGTTTGATTCCTATTATTGTTACGAGCTTTTGCTCTTAGCCAGCCTTGGTGCTTTTTATATGCACCCCAAACCCATGACTTATCATTGTATAAATCTTTTTCGTCAAAAGGTTTCCCTTCAAAGCGACAAAAGTCGCGTAACTTATCCAAATCGTCAAAAATTTTATTAATTGGCGGAAAGTTTTGTGCCATAATATATATTCCTCTTGTTATGACTTAGGGTAAAAAATAGAACAGCCATTTTCGTTATCTTCAGCTACGCTGATCTCTACAAAGCGGCCGGGGTACTTTGCAGCGATTTCTGTGTACAAGTCATCTGCGATCATTTCACATGACTTATGATTTAACTCTAGTACGCCTTCGACGTCATAGAGTCGTTGCATCCAGCGTTTAAACTGAATGAATTCAATGTCGCGATCGTTGTGGAATACTTCGATGCGGACACGGAAATGGAATATGTGACGATGAGGAATACCAAGGAATGATACATCATCCCAATCGCCTGTTGCTAATTTAGGATCAGTGTCTGCGCCTGGGTACATATGTACACCTTCTTTAGCGAAGGTTACCCAAATGCTACGTTCTGCGTTATCCATTCTATCCTCTTCTCTCATTCTACGTTGCATATATGAATAATATCGTTCTTGCATATTACTAGTATACTTTCAATTAATAACTTTGTCAAGGCCATATTTGCTCCAATCCGTAAATTTATTACGGTCCATCAAATCATGTAAGCTATGACACCAAACACCTGGATTGCTTGCTTTAAATCCTTTGTCGTCGATCTTAATCATTGTGTTGTAGTTCCACTGTGCAACATAAGGTACTACAACACGTATTTGTGGGATGAAGTTATCATACTCAGTTAGTCCACCGTCTAAAAACCATTCCATGTTAATAGTGCTTGGAATATCTAAACTACATAAGATACCTTCTTTGACAAGCGGAAGAATCATCCTATCCCACTCTTCAAAGTCTTCTGATAGTTCAGGATTATAACTGTGATTAGCACCAAAGAACACATGCTCTACTTGCTCGTTTGCAATGTGCTGTTTAATTGTTATATAAGAATGTATGCCTGTAACAAATAATGTTTTCATTCCGTAAGCAGGAGTCTTTTCAACTTCTGTACCTACAAAGAACTCTACGTTATCTTTTACGCCGGTGTCATAATTACGTTTCATTCTAAACCTTTTTGTATCAAATAAGCATTTATACGATGCATTTCATCTTTTAAGTAAAGCTTCATAGTTTTCATTCTACGAACTTCGTCGGTAACTGTTTGATTACCATAACGCTCTATTAGTTCTGTGTCAAGTTCTCTATGTTTGCGTTCAAGTTCTTGATAGTGCGCACGAAGTTTATCTTCTTCATTTTCATAATTGCTCATCCACCAGTTCCTCCAATTTATGCTCTTGGTCTTCAGTAAATTCACCGTCGTCAGAATCTTCAACTTGAGTCTCTTCGATGTCAAAGAGTGCATTAAAGTGTGTACTGGCGTTTACTGTTTTTTTGCCGATAGCACCTCTAGTACCAGGAATTGCCATCCAAAATTTACTATACTCGTCAATTTTAGCTAGTGCTTCGTCTTTGTTTGTAATTGAAAATATTTCTTCTACAATATCTTTAAATAGAATCCTATCAAACCGCTCTTGAACAAGCATCTTTGGGATTACTCCATTATCATATTGTCTATTTGCTTCCTGTACGGCATTAATATGACTCCATACGTTATGACCCATTTGTATAGCATAGCTAAATGAATCCCAACTAGTCTTTCCTTCTTTACCTATTTTGTTTAGGTCACCTGGAGCATAAGTGCAAATGTCTGATACTTTGAGTCCATCTGTAAGCGGTGAGTCTTCAAAGTTTTTAAATATCCCATCTGATATAGCAGTGTCTCTAAATCCACGGTTGTCTGTAGCATATTTCTTATCGTCAATTGACGGTACCATACGATACGTCCACTTGCTTCTGTCTTCAGTTTCATTCTGAATGTAGATTTGTCCATTCGCGGTTGCAAGGAAAGGACTAGCACAGTCAAAAGTAATAGTAAAGTTTTCATTATAGTTCTTCCGTACTGCCCGCTGTATATCAGTTAACAATGTAGCCCATTCTAGCTTAGATGTACCTAAGAAGTGCATTATGTCGTGTATACCCGGTTGTAGTAAATTATCAAAGTATAATGTAACTAAGCGTTTAAGAACCAAATGCACATCACACATATTCTGTCCACCCATTGACCACCCGTTAAAGTGATTGTCTGGATACTTAACTGGATCGCAGTAGTCTTTCATTTGCTCATACCAGTCATCAGCGTCTGCATGATTCTCGCCTTGCAATACGTTAAGGAACTTACAAGCGCCTGTTCTATGCTTCATCCAATAGTCATTGTTAATGCGTGTCGCAGCCACGGCTTCTGCATATGTTGAAATACCTGTTGCTTTAGCACCTTCAGGTGAACGTGCTACCCAGGCAGGAATATCAAGTATCATTCCATAGTCCATGTATGCATCCATCCAACGAAGAACACCATCACGCTTCTTTTGTGCTTTAGGACAGTTAGGATCTTTCCAGTCACCCTCCCAAACACCTTTACCAATCTGGAAGCCACCTGAGTCACCTAGTATCCAACTATTTTGTCTATCTCTATTACGCACCATATCTTCTTTAGGCGAGTGTTTGTTAACATCAAGTTCTGCGTGTCCTGCAGAGTACAGCGTCCATTGGTATTGGAACTGTCCTTCTTGTTTGTTTAGATAGTTTAAACTTTCTACACCGTTAGCAAAGTTGCTAGGAATACGAGACTTATCAACATACTCGTCATACCGTTGTTTACCTACATAAGTTGCATAAAAGCCGCTTAGTGCAGGTAAAAATCGTGCATAATCTTTTTGTTCTGTGGTTAAGTCTTTGTGCATATTCTACTTACTCTGCGCTGGAAGAATATAATCGTACTGTGCCATACCGCTATCAACAGTAATCATCATAGCGCCTTGATCACTAATACTCATGGTTAAGTCACCATCTAAACTCAAGATACTTTGTACTTGTGCTACTGGCCAACTCCATGTGTGTTGTAATGCACCTTCTACACTGTGTTGGAATACAAACTCGCCAGCGTGTGTACTTGCATCACCAAAGCTAAAGATCAAGTTGCTGTCTTTAGTAGTTACATTAAATGTAGGCTCTTCGGAATGTGCCGCACTCATTAATTTCATACGTGCAATACTTGCAATACTTGGGTTAAGTGTTACGTTCCATGCCGCACCTTTGAACTTCACAGTCTTTAGTTTTTCTTCAATGATTGCTTTATTCATAAAACGATAATCATTTTCAAAGTCGCCTGCTGCATTTTCAAAGTGAATATGTGTTGGAACAGTTTCGCCGTTTCGTTCTGCTTCTATAACATCGATCTTAGCATTGTCTTTGTATTCAGGATTCTTAAGATGCAAATTTAGTTTGTCTAAATTAGGCATACCAAAAGTACCTTTAAACTCTGCTACTGGTGCTGATGTCGTAGCTGATAAAATAACAGAACGATCCTCTGCCATTGAATCAATCTGCGTTCCTTCTTCGCTGCTCACTTTAACTAGACTTAAAAAACCTAGTGCGTGTGTGTGAGCAACAACGTCTTGTAAAATATCTTTCATGTTATTTTTTCTCCATTCGTTATATTAATTATATTGCCTTTACTATCATTTGTCAAGAACTTTTCTACTGTGTATTTAGGTTTAAAGCCTAGCGACTTCATCTTTTTTGTATCAGCACAAGTCCAGTTCCGCTCTCCTGGGGTATTTAGACGCACTGGCAAACCCGGTGCCAAGTCTTGGATCTTAATAGGATACCCCGTACCAATATCAATCACTCCAGTTATCTGCGGATTATTGATTAATATTTCAATTGCATCTAATATATCTTCTAGATGTATAAAATCTCTATAATGTCTAGTGACATATTCTAATGAACCGTTACGCAAACGATTAAAAAACATATTTTCTCTAGGACAATTATCATTGTAAACAGTATGAAAACGCATGCCTAATGTATTATAATAGCGTTCAGCAAGTTCTTCTAGTACAAACTTAGACGCAGCATAAGGGTTCAAATCAGGCTCGTAGGCACTTGAACTACTCGCATATAGTATACGTGTGTCTTCGTAACGTTCAAACAGTCTACGACTTGCTTCTACGTTGTTCATCCAATAACTAGCAGGATCAGATAGACTTTCACGCACTCCGCTTTTGCCCGCCAAGTGAATAATTAAATCAAATTCTTCTTTGAATGTGCAGTGTAGTAAATCTTGGTCTGCACCGTCTTTTATATCAAAACCAATGACTCGATTATTTTTCTTTAGGCGACTCAATAATGCGCTACCTATAAAACCTCTATGCCCTGTTAGTAGAATATTCACGTAATATCTCCCATGTGTGTTCCCATCCTTTTACGTGATAATTACGACCGTTCTTATTTGCTGTTGCTAAAGGTTCGTCATTACCTCCGAGTTGCATTGCATCTCCAAAAAAGATTATATTATCATTGTTAAGATCAAAATCATTAAGTATCTGGCTTTTGTCTGCGCCCTTAGGCGAAATATCAATACCTGTTTCTCCGCCTACTTTTGCTTCTAAGTCTGGAAACATTACATTAAATGCAGTTGCAATAGTATTACGTTCGTTTTCTTTTGTGTCGTATGTTACATACTCTGCACGTTGTTCTTGTGTTGCATTGCGTCCTACTACACTAAAGTTTACCATGCCTGGACGTTCTTCAATATGATTGCCTGTGCGTATACTAAATGGACTTTCGTACTCGCAACTAATTAAAAATGTTCTTGCTAGGTCTGGTAATTGCCAATCAGTAGTTTTTATATTAGTACTACCTTCGTAAACATCGTTACCGTTGCAGTTGTAAGCTCTAACAGCAAGATTGTAAATATTTAAACCAACCTGTTCTACAGTTTTCATTTTGTCAGAGCCTGTAACAAAATAACATTTATTATGAGTTGCAAAATTCTCAAACCATGCCGCAAAGTCTTTATGTATCTTTCCTCTACTGGGTGTAAGTGTTCCGTCTACATCAAAAACAAATCTATTCATTACGTATTCTCCACGTTAGCTTTCTTTTTCTTCTTTAGCTTTTTTACGTCTTGCATAAAAGCCGCCTTTAAATCCAATTTCTTCGGAACGGAGATACTTTTGGTATTGCTTAACTTCCCCTCCATTTTTGAGATATTCATCTATAAGATCTTGTGATTCTTTATCTAATTTACGCGGTTCTGGATTCATTTAATTTCTCTTTCTGCTACTCGCTTTCGCAAGTCGCTACTACTAAAGCGGTGATCTCGTTTGTTAAAGTGTAGCTGGATACCCCGCCGCTTGCAGATATCCTTGCCTGTAAAATCCTTTTCACGATACTCTTCGCCTAATACTCTTACATTAATGTTATACATACTAAGAATATCTTCTAGGTCTGCTTCAGTACCGTAAGGAATAATTTCGTCTACATACGACACAGCTTTGAGTTGTGTGTAACGTTCTACTACAGTTTGTATAGGAGAGTTTTTTTCTGGGCGATCATTACTTGGATCAACTTGTAATCCGCAAATCAAATAATCGCATTGTTCCTTTGCTTCACGTAACATTTGTACATGTCCTGAGTGAAGCAAATCGAATGTACTACAAGTAAACCCTACTCGCATTCATCATCCTCCTTATAACGTAGATTTTCAATAATATCTAACAATGATTCTAATTCTTCTCGATCTTTTTCTGTATCTAATTCTATTTCTAATTTAATTTTCATATTTGTAATCCTTGGACCAAGTTCATAGCAACGGCTGTGCCGCTAATAGCTGATCCTATCATAATTGCTCTATCACTCCATGTCATCCCAACAAATACCCATCCACATGAGCTAAGGATATATAGTGCTTGTCCGTAGAGTGTCCACCCTGCACTGAGTGCAAATACGCCTAGTACTGCTAGTATCATACTAGCCCATTTAACATACCAGTCAATAGTTCCAGTTGGCGTAGTAGGAGTAAGATCCTCTACTTCTGCTTGTACTTGCGCAAGTTCTTCTTTAAGTCGTTTACGCTCAATGTTAAGTTCCATAGCCAGCTTGCCTGCTTTAGACATTGTACTATCTTTATATCTACCAACAGTTTCTACATCAAGTTCATCTTCTAATGTTTGTTCGCTCATGTCATCCTCCAAAGTCAAACAAACTTGTAAATGTGTTGTGACGTTTAGTATCTTCTAGTGGATAGTTCAACACACCAATCAAGTTATCTAGTTTGTTATCAATGATAGTCTCCGCCATCGCCGCATCATCAAATGGTAATTCTTTAAACCATTCTGGAATACGTAATTCATCTGTTGGGTATGCAACACTTGTATAGCCCAGCGGATTCTGCTTTAGTTTGCAAACAATAACTTTCATACCATCAACAATCTCTTGCGAGTATTTGTCACCGTTCATACGCTTCAATGTATTCCAGTTGAGACTTGCTCTTACGTGTCCAGGCATGTTTGCTTTGCCTTGTTTTTCTTCTAAGCGTCTGTAGTGTCCTACTTTGTTTGCACGTTTGGGACTACCTTTTTCCCAACCAGGACGCTCACTAAATTCCTTGCGAAATACAGTAATACGTTCAAGCACATCTTCTTGCGGAACATCAGTAAGCACCATTAGTAATAGCTCTTTCAAAAAGTCTTGCATAAACACAGGCGTATCTGATCTACGCAAGTCTAGGCCCATTGCTTTTACTTTGCCTGGTTTACCATCTGTGTCTGTTCTAAAGCCTTCATTATCTACAACTAGTGCCGCATAACGCTTCTTAGTAATATATAAACCTGACTGTGCTACAATTTCTCTACCCGCCGCAATAACATCACTACGTGACTTTGGACAGTGAAATGCTTGCATCATAAAGTTAGGAAATGTTGTGTTTGCTTGTTCACATATTTGATCATACAGTGTAATAGCCTTTTCAGGAGACCATTCAAGTTTACCAGTATCTACATCATCTTTAACCATAGGCCATGCACTAAAGTAACAGGAGTCAGTGTCACCATATATCATTGCTTTACCTATATGATCGTACTCGCCCGTAATACAATTGTTTACCTCAGCACTCATGTGCTTAACAATACTACGCCCTGTAAGTGTAGTAGATTGTCCAATACGTTTATCAAAGAATCTACAACCAGGATTAAGAATAGCACCATACAAACTGTTTAGGTTAATCTTCTTAACTAACTGCCGCTTATCCCAGTATTCAATCTCTGCTTCATTGCCTGCATCTTTTGCCTTCTTCAACATCTTCTGCATATCTTTACGTTCAGCATACCAACGCTTTAGTAGTCCAGGAATAACACCTTCAAACTCTGTTGTAAAGATTGTGCCATTTGCACTGAGCATCCAAGGCATTTGCGAATCAAATACTAATTGATAAATCTCTGCTCCACTTAGTACATCAGATCGACCATCTTCCCAATCAACAGTTAGTGCAACATCTTTGCGTTGTGTCATAACTGCTTCGTATTCTTCTGTGCTAAAGCGTCCTTCCCAGCTACCTGCAAAGCTCTTTTTCTTCAACGTCATATCTTCGTGTACACGACTGTCACTAATTTCAGGACGTATTTGTCCTATAACAGTTTCTGGAGCCATATTCAATGCACGAATCACACTAGGATACAGTGAATTCAAATCCATTGAAGCAATCCACTTGTGCAATCCTTTCTTAGGGAACGCAACATATGCGCCTGCTGCCTGTGTGTTTTCTGTATCGTCACGCTTTGGACGATTGGGCACACGCAAGTCTCTGTTGTGTGCTTCGTTTACAATACCTTGTTCTGTAACAGCAACAGCACCCATTGTAGTCTGTAGTAGCACAGTGTTTTCGTGTGCAACAGTGTTACTCAAGTCAATAAAACGTAGTTTCTTGTCTAGTTTGTCAAGTAGTGCAGTATCTTGAATGTTATATTCAATAAACTTACGAAAGTCATTGTTGTATAATTGATCAAGTGTACCTTCATATGGTACTTTGTTTTCACCTACTTCAATTTCGCCAATGGCATCTAATCGGTATGTGTGACGCTCTTCATATGTGTACTTACGATATAGTTCTAAACTGTCTAAGTGTACACGACCTACTAGGTCAAATGTAACCGCTTGCTTCCCATATTTTTCATACTCACGCTTCTTAGGAAGTTGACCCCACAAACAAAACCTACGTGTATCATCTTTGCTTAGTACACGACTTGTTCTGTTTACAGTATACGGAATATCATAACCCTCACTGTTCCAACCTGATAAAATATCAGCATCTTCAATTAGTGTTAAGAACGTGTCAATCATATCACCTTCACGTTCAAATAACATTACATTGTCAATGCCTTCTAATTCTTTTTCAGCTTGCTCCATTGTAAGTGTCTTTGGAGGCACTGCTAAACATACCATTGTTTCTAGCCACTGTAAGTATACAGAGATACTCGTAATAGGCATAAACGGATCACTAGGATCAGCAAAGCCCTTCTCTGGATCAAAGTCAGTCTCAATGTCGAAGAACGCAATGTTTAGTTTAGGTGCATCTTGATTAAGATAGTTTTCACTTAAACATTGGAATATAGGATTAATGTCGCTTTCAAACAGATTCTTACCCTTGTTAATAGCAACTTCTTTGCGAAAGTCTTTTGTGTTCTTACACACAATACGACTTAGAGGATCACCGTACACACTCTTGTACTTGCCTCGTTGGTCTTCATAATAAAAAGTATATTTTGCTTGATATTCACGGTAATCACGCTTACCGTCTTTTCGTTCTACTACACGAATAATATCTTGATCGCGATCAAACATCGCATCAACGTATGGCATTCATTTCTCCTTCGTTGCTTATGGCCAACTTAACCTTCTACATGCCTGACAATTGTCTTTGGCGTTATATGTACTTATTAGAACAACAAGCCCGCAACATAAATTACGGTTAGTCCTGCGTTCATAACAATCAAACTTTTTTCTTTCCATAGAACACCAACAAGTATCCATAGACTGTTGCTAATAATGAATGCCCAAATGTACAAAGGGTAAACATTAAACGCGGCCAGTGTAGCGGCTGTCAGTAAACATACTGTAGCCACCCAAGCCAACCATTGGAAAGGTTTAGACATTACTTATCGTAACCTAATGTAGTAATAATTGTTTCTAGATCATCATATGCATCAGCATGTGAATCCCAGTCACGTTTTTGTGCAATCTTAATTGCTTTGTTAATAAGACTTGGTTTGATATCCATTTCTTCTGCAACAGCTTTTACTGTTTCTTTTAGACCTGTGTTTAAGTCTTCTACTTCCTGCAATACTGTTACGCCTTCACGAACAAGACGTTCTAATTTTGCTTTTTCTTCGACACCGTAGGTACGAGATCCCATAGTTTTCTCCTTGTGAGTTTGTAGTGTTGTTACTATTGTAGCGTACATCGTGAAAAAAGTCAAGCAAAAACTTGACTTTATTTTGTACTATTTGAAAATTTACTTCTTTTCGTTTAATTTGCGATAAAGCATCTCTTTGATTGACTCAGTAGCATAATCTTTTTTATGCTTTTGCTTACGGTCTGGTAGATTTTTCTTGTTTTGATCTGCATGTACACCAGAGCCACTTGATTGTGCATGCGATGCAACAGGGTTACGATTCTTAATTGGAGTTTTCTTTGGATTTTTATTTGCAGTAAGTTTATCAACTACTTTATCTGCAACTGCACCAGCAGCGGCTCTTGCAGCTATACCTGCTATTGCTGGCAATATTTCGTCTGTACGTTCTTCGTTAGTGCCTTCGGACATCTTTGACATAAATGAATCAAACTGCTTGCGTTTTCTTGGATCACGTGAAATCTTTTGTAGCATAGACGTATGTTGACTTAAGAATGATTTCCACTCCTGTCCTGGTTTTATTACAGGACTTTTAGCAGATTTTTTTGTTGATTTCTCTTTGTTACCTGGCTTTCCAAAATCGGCTAATGGATTTTCTAAACCAACTGCTTTGGGACTACTATAGTTATCCCAACCGCGTCTTGCTGATTGTTTCCAGTCTTCATTAAGAGTAACTCCTGCTAATGCAGCAAAGTCATTTAGACTATAATCACCTTCAACTGGCATAGTACCTTCTTTTACTTCAACACTTTCTTGCACATAATTTACAGTCTCTGCTACATTTTCCTGCGCCTGACCGCCTGCTGACTCAGTTAGTTTGCGCAAGTCTTCTGCTGGATCAGTTGGATCTAGTGCAAATAGTTTATGTTGTAGTGCATTGTAGTCCATGATTAATCACACTTGCACGAGCCTGGCTCGCCACGCTTTTTACCTGCTACTTTACGACAGCCTTTCCAGCATTTCTTATAGATTTTGCTGTTGCCGTGACGTTCGCCTTCTGCAAGTTCTGCAAGTTCTTTCTTTTCAGAAGCAGTTAGCATTGCTTTACCGCATTCTTTACAAGTTGATTCAGACTCAGAAAGTTTTGCTGCTAGTTTATCTTGAAGTGATTCTTTGTAGCCTTTTTTAGCTTTTGATGCATGTACTGCTCTACGTTGTGCATTGTTCTTGTACTTGCCTTCTGCGACAGCATTGCAG